CAATGGCTGGGGTTGCCAATGCCGCGTGCGCCAAATCGCCGACGCGGAGGCCGAGCGGCTCGGCTATGACGAAGACGATCCGAAGCGGCCTCCTGATTTCGGGACGCGAACCTATGTCAACAAGCGCACCGGCGAGACGAGCGAAGTTCCTGTCGGCATAGATCCGGGCTGGGCGCAAAACCCCGGCGCGCTGCGATCGCAGACGGCGGCGGACTTGCTTGCCGGGCGCATCGACGCGATGAGCCCGGCGGCGCGCCAGGCCGCAGTCGCCGACCTCGCCGATTCCTGGTTGATGAAACGCATATCCTCGGGGACGATTGCTTTCGACCCGGCCGCGACAAGCCCGGACATGGTTTCGCGCGGCCGCATCGCCGTGCCGTTCGCCGCCCTTTCGCCCGATCTCGCCGAGGCGGTGAAGGCGGAGAGCTTCGCCGTGCGGCTGTCGGTGGCCGACGCGACCAAACAGGTCGTCAAGCGCGTCACGTCGGAAGGCGAGCCCTCCGTCACGCCGGCCGACTACGCCAAAGTGCAGGCCCTGATCGACAAAGCGACCGTGATCCAGGAAGGCGAGCGCGACCTCGTGTTCATCGGCCTCGTCGCCGGCCGGCTGTGGCAGGCGGTCATTCGCCGCGCCGGCGCGGCCGCGGACCAGCTCTATCTGAAGAGCCTCTATCCCGTCGACAAAGCCCGGCTGGCCGCGTTGCTGAAACGGGGAGCCGCCATTCGGAAGGGAGAGTAGCGCGGCCGGGGGGTCGCAAATTCCCCGCAGGCAAAAGCCAGGTCGAGCTTTCTCGGCCGCGCTCTTGAAGATAGCGCTTCGCCGGCCAAAACTCAACTTTGCGTCCAACCGATTTAGAAGGCCAAGGAGCGGCCTCGGGCGCCGAGACTTAAAACCGTACCGGCGAAGCCGAGATTGCCGCCCAGGCGTTTCAATTGCGGTTCAAATTTGATCCTGGCGGGGAGAGGTCGGGTTAAGTCGGCGGGGGAGCGCGTCCGGCGCGGGAGGCGGGGTCGAGGGGTGATATTTATCACCCTCCTTTCGGGACCGGGGCCTAAGCCATTTTGCCCCCATGACGACGCCGAACGCAACCCCCTTTTCCAGCCAGCCGCTGAACCGCGGCGCCGGGATCGCCTTCGCCCTCAACGCCGAGGGCAAAGCGCCGGAATGGGTGCAATTGTTGCCGCGCGGGCCGAAAGTGCAGGGGCGCGACGGGCGCGCCTGGACGCTCGACGCGAACAAAGTCGCCGCCGCGACGCAACTGCCGTTCGCGCTCGACTATGAGCATGCACAGGATCTGAAGGCGATCAACGGCGAGATGGCGCCCGCGTCCGGTTGGGTGGAAGAGCTCGACATTCGCGACGGCGAGACCTGGGCGCGGGTCGATTGGACCCCGAACGCCGCCGCCGTCATCTCGGCCCGAGAATACCGCTTCCTGTCGCCGGCCTTCGCCTATTCGCGAGAGGACGGCGCGATCACGCGGCTGGTCGGCGGCGGGCTCGTCAACCGACCCAACTTTTCCATGACAGCTTTGAACCGCGAGGAACCCTCCATGCTGAAAGCGATCTGCGCCGCGCTGGCGCTTGCCGAGACCGCGACCGAAACCGACATCGTCACGGCGATCGGCCGGTTGAAGGAAGCGACGGCGCTCAACGCCGAGACTTTGGCCCGCTACGTGCCGCGCGCCGATTACGACCTGGCGCTGAACCGCGCCACGATCGCGGAAGGCAAGCTCGCCGAGGATTCCAAGGCGCGGCATGCGGAAAAGGTCGCTCTGGCGATCGACGGCGCGATCAAGGCGGGCAAGGTCGCGCCGGCGTCGCGCGATTATCACGTCGCCGTCTGCTCGACGGCCGAGGGGCTCGCGGCGTTCGAAAAGTTCGTCGCCGGCGCGGCCAGCGCATTCGGCGCGGTCGACCTGACCAAGTCCGACCCGAACCCCGGCGCTGGCAAGACGGCGCTCAACGCCGAGCAGCTCGTCATCGCCCGCGGGCTCGGCATTCCCGAGGACAAGTTCGCCGAGCATCTGGCCAAAGCGGCCGCCAAGGCCGCGGCCTGAAAAACGCCCTTTAAGGAGCATCAAACATGACCGCGCTTACCGCCTCGCGTCTCGTCAGGGAACTCGCAACCGCGACGACGCGGCGTCTGCCCGTCGCCGCCAACACCAACATTTACGAAGGCGGCATGGTGGCGCTGTCCGGCTCGGGCTCTTCCGCCGTCGCCGTGCCGGCGAGCGCCAATGCGGCGCTGAAGGTGGTCGGCATCGCTCTGGCCGATCAGCTCAACAACCCCGGCGTCGCCGGGGCGTTGAGCGTCGACGCCAAAGTCGGCTTTTTCCTCATGAACAATTCCTCCACCGATCCGGTGGCGATCGGCGATATCGGCGCGACCGTCTACGCCCAGGACGACAATACGATTTCCAAGACCGGCGCGCCGGCGAGCGGCTCGCCGACGCAGCCCGTCGCCGGAACCCTGTTCAACATCGACGCGGCGTCCGGCGCGGCGTGGGTGAAGTTCGTCTGATCTAGTCTTTCAACCAGGAGCCCCCGATGGCCGCCCGCCCGATTACGCCCGCCCTGCTGAACGCGATGTTCCAGGGGTTCAACGTTCGCTTCAACGATGCGTTCAGCGGCGTCACGCCCGAATGGGGCCGCGTCGCGATGGAGATCCCGTCGGAAGGCAATGCGGAAAACTACGCCTGGTTGACCCAAGTCCCGCGCATCCGCGAATGGATAGGCGATCGGGTCATCAACTCGATCAAGGATTACGGCTATCAGGTCAAGAACAAGGATTTCGAGTCGACCATCGCCGTGCCGCGCAACGACATCGAAGACGATCGCTTCGGCATATTCGCGCCGCTGATGTCGGAAATGGGCCGCTCGGCCGCTTTGTTCCCGGACGAACTGATCTTCCCGCTGCTCACCAACGGCTTCACGTCGATGTGCTACGACGGGCAGAACTTCTTCGACCCCAACCATCCCGTGCTGGATATCAACGGCAATCCGCAGCCGTTCTCCAACGTCTCGACCGGCGCCGGGCCGGCGTGGTTCCTGCTCGACACGACTCGCTTCATCAAGCCGCTGGTGTCTCAGAACCGCAAGAAGTTCGAGTTCATCTCGAAGACCGATCCCAACCAATCCGACCGCGTGTTCCTCGCCAAGGAATTCATCTACGGCGTCGACGGCCGTTGCAACGGCGGCTATGGCCTCTGGCAGCTCGCCTGGGGTTCGACCGCGGCTCTTACCCGCGCCAATTTCCGCCAGGCCTATCAGGCGATGATCGGCCAGAAGGGCGACTTCGGCCGCCCGCTCGGCATCAAACCCAACGTGATCGTCGTCGGCCCGTCGCTCGACGCCACGGCGCGCGATCTGTTCAAGTCGGACTTCCTCGCCGTCGACGGCGTGCCGGGCGAAGCGGCGCTGGTCGGCAGCGCCGGCGTGATGAGCAACACGGACAAGGGTCTGGTTGAAGTGTTCATGACGCCTTGGCTGGCCTGAGATTTCGCTGACAACCTGAAGCCGAAGAGTCCCACGTGAAAGGGACGGGGCGGTGAAGGCCGCCCCGCAGTTTCTCAAACAAAGGATGAGGGTCGCATGGCCGCCAAGTCGAAGACGGAAGCCGAAAGCGCCGAGAACGTCGCAGCCGAACCCGTCGTCTCAGGCGCGATCGTCGTCACCGGGCCGGAGGCCGGCCGCTGGCGCTCGGGCCGTTATTTCTGCCGCGTGGCGCGCACGCTGCAACTCGCCGAATTGAGCGCCGAGGATCTGAAGCAGATCGAGGCCGATCCGCTGCTGAAGATCAACTACGTCGACTAGAGCTTCGCGGGGCCTACCCGTCCCGCGGAGATGTGGCCCCCTCGGGTCGCGTGTCCTCCCTGACTGCCCGGACCTCTCACAAGGTCCGGGCTCTTTGGAGCTTGCTTGTGCCCTACGCCATATCCGCCGATCTCGACGCCAAATGGGGATCCGAGCTCGTCACGCTGGCGGCCTGGAACCCGCTAACCGACGCCCGCGACGCGACCCGCGTCGCCGATGCGTTGGCCGGCGCCGCCGCGCTGATCGACGGCTATCTGGCCAAACGCTACACCCTGCCGATCGTCCCGGCGCCCGACGGGCTGAAGCTGCTCGCCGATCTCAATTGCGACCTGGCGCTGGCGCGGCTGTCTATGACGCCAGGGACGCGCAACGAAATCGTCGTCGACGCGGAAAAGCGGGCGCTGGCCTTGTTGCGCGACATCGCCGACGGGCGCGCGGCGATTTCGCTGATCGACATTTCCGGCGAGCCGATCGGCCCGGAAGAGACGGTGCTGCTGACCGGCCGCGACACGTTCAACCCGCGCCGCATGAGGGACCTATGAGCGGCGTCGGCGTCTCGATCCGCATCGAAGGGCTGCCGCAGGCGCTGCAAAAGCTCGACGCGCTCGGCCGCATCGAGTTTCACGAGCTGCTCGACGGTCTTTCCCGCATGGGGCAGCAACAGACGCAACGCCGCATCGAAGAGGAAAAAACGTCGCCGGACGGGGTCGCGTGGCCGCTGACGGTGGACGGGCGGCCGGCTTTGTTTGTGACCGGAACCCATCTCGCCCGCTCGATCGACCATGCGGCTGGGGCGACCGAAGCGCGTTGGGGAACCGGCTGGATCGGCGCCAAGGTGCACCAATTCGGCGCGACGATCCGGCCGAAAAACGCGCGCGCGCTGCATTTCGAACTCGGCGGAAAATCCGTGTTCGCCAAACAAGTCACCATCCCCGCCCGGCCCTATCTCGGCGTCTCGGCGCCGAACGCCGCCGATCTCGAAGCGGCGGCGGCGAAGTTCATCGAGAGGTATGTGCAATGAACGACCTGCTCGTCTTGCGAGAGGCGATCGTCGCCAGTTTCAATCAGAAGTTCGACGTCGGCGTTTCGGTCGAAAGCCACGGCGGCACGTTCGACCTCGGCGAGATCCGGAAATTCGCCACCTTGGCGCCGGCGATCCGCGTCGCGCTGGTCGGCTGCGGCCGCGCCTCGCGGTTCAACGACGGGCGCTGGATGGTCCCCGTGCATTGCGCCGCCGTCGTCATCACCCGCGACGCCGCCGCGCCGGTCAAGATCGCCCGCGACGCCGCGGCTCTGTTGCTGGTCAGCGCGCTGCAGCTCGCCATCGCTTCCAACCGTTTCGGGCTGGAGGGCGTCCGGCAACCCGAAGATGTCGCGGCGCGCAACGAATATTCGGGGCCGGTCGAGGCCTTCGGCGTCGCGCTGTGGCAAGTGACCTGGACGTCTTCGGTGCTGATCGGCAATCCCGGCGACCCCGCCGACATCGTCATCAAGGCGCTCACTCAAGCCTCGGTCAACGGGACCGTCACCTGGACGCTGAGCGGCGGCCTGACGGACGCCGATCCCGCGCATCCCGAGGCGGCGTGATGCAGGAACTGTGGGACGCCATTGCCGATCTCGAATATCACGTCGCCGATCTGAAGCGGCGGCAGTCGAATTTCATTCGCCCGGCCGTCGTCAACAAAGTCGTCGACCCCTCGACGATCGTCGCCGATTTCGGCGACGCCGAGACGCCGGCTTTGACGCACAACGTGCCGCTCTACACCCATGGCGGGACGGGCAAAGATTCGCGGCCGATG